TGTCAACATTTTGGAAGGTATCCGCTTTTATGTATCTTTCGCTTGTAGTTTTGCTTTTGGTGAGCTTAAACTCATGGAAGGATCCGCGAAAATCATATCGCTTATTGCAAGAGATGAGAATCAGCATCTGGCAATAACACAGAACATCATCAACAACTGGAGAAAGGGTGATGATCCTGAGATGAAGGAGATTGTGAAGGAAGAAGAACAGTGGACATACAGTATGTTTGACCGATGTGTAAACGAAGAGAAAGTATGGGCAGAGTATCTATTCAAAGATGGTAGTATGATTGGTCTAAATGACAAATTACTTCATCAGTATGTTGAATGGATTGCTAATAAGAGAATGAAATCGATTGGTCTAAAACCAGTGTATGACATTCCAGCAAGAAACAATCCATTACCTTGGACACAACACTGGATTAGTTCCAAGGGTCTTCAAGTCGCACCACAAGAAACAGAGGTAGAAAGTTATGTCGTCGGAGGAATCAAACAAGATGTCAAAAAAGACACCTTCTCAGGATTCAAACTTTGAGAATCCGAGACCCGAAGAAGAAATAGCATGGGATATTGAGGAGTGTAAGAAAGCAATCCGTGATGCTGCGGATGATTATGATAAACTAGTTGGAGGTTAAAATGATGAGTCCTTTTGGTAATGTATTAAACACAAGAGAATCTTATAGTAGATTCCATCAAAAATTATTCACTGAGGTTGAAGTACAATTTGATAATGAGAATCCTACATGGATTCCACTTGATACTTTATTAGCAATTGAAAAAACACACAATGGAAACACATAGAAAAACATTATTACATCTCTTAAAAGAAAGAGCATACAAGCACGGACAATTTACTTTATCATCTGGTAAAGAGTCAGAGCATTATATAAACTGTAAACCAGTTACTTTGTCTTGTGAAGGTAATGCATTGTGTTCACATTTAATGATCGAACATGTAGAGGATAACTCAGTGGCAGTTGGTGGTCTTACACTTGGTGCTGACCCATTAGTATGTGGTATCGCACAGAAAGCATATTACTCAGGTAAGCACATAGATGCTCTAATTGTAAGAAAGAATCCAAAAGGATATGGTACGAAGGAAGTAATCGAAGGTAATAAACCACCTAAAGGTTCAGTTGTAACAGTATTAGAAGATGTGACTACCACAGGTAGTAGTGCAATCAAGGCAGTAAATGTTTTGAGAGATGCTGGTTATGTTGTGAATCGTGTTATTGCAATCGTTGACAGACAAGAGAATCATAAGGTATGGGAGAATAATAATATTGAATTTATCTCATTATTTAAGTTACAAGATATCACTGATATATAATAAAGAGTAATATAAAATCTGCATGGCAGTTGACTATGAGAATCCTTGGATGTATGAAGGGAAACCTTTTACTTCTGATGACATTGGGGATTATTATGGATTCGTCTATCGCATCACCAACACCAACAATAGCAAGTCCTACATCGGCAGAAAGTACTTCGTGCAGAAACGAAAACCAAAAGGAGGAAAGCGAAAAGTTACAAGCGAGTCAGACTGGAAGCGATATTACGGGAGCTCTGATGAACTTAAACAAGACATTAAAAATCTTGGCAGAGACTCTTTCAAAAGAGAAATCCTCTCCCTCCACACAACCCTTGGAAAAGTAAACTACGAAGAAACAAAACAATTATTCTTACATAATGTATTGATGGAATCACTTGACAACGGTGAACCTGCATATTATAATAGCAATATATTAGGACGTTATATGCGTAAAGATTATGGCAACTTTGAAAGAATCAGTGAATGATACATACGATTGGTCTCTTAATCGTATTGCTGAACTTTGTAGTCAAGGAGAACTTGAGAATGTCATGAATGGAAATTCAATACGTCAAGAGTTTGATGAGTGGTTATCTGATAATTATAAAGATCAAGAAATAATATCATTAGAATATATTGGTAATGGTAGTGAGTATGATGACTGAAGAAGAACTAAAATTAAGAAAAGAAACTTTAAGTATTTTACTTAAAAATTTTGATGACAACCGTGCCATTTATGAATGTGCAGATGAATGGGTAAGTAAGTTTAAAACCACCTCTGGACTTATTAAATACTATAAAACTTATTTTGCTAAATAGGAGTACGTTATGGTATCAAAACATGGTTGATAAAAAACCTGAGGTTAAAAAGGAAGAAGTAAAAAAAGAAGAACCTAAAAAAGGTTTTCTTGCAAAGATAAAGGAAAGTGTTGATGATCGTGAAGAGCAAATGATGATCCTCTCAACATTTGTACGCCTTGGAATCTTAGTTTGGAGTGGTGCAATTCTAACATTAGCATATGTAGATTTGCCACCTGCCTTTAAAATGCCAAAACAAGACCTCGATCCAACTTTCATAGCTTCGGTCTTCACAGGAGTTTTAGCTACTTTTGGCGTTCAAACGACCAAAAAAGGTTCTGTAAGTAGTGGTGGAGGAGGAGTATCAAAGGCAGATATGGAGAAGTTAATTGCTGCAGCATCACAGACTGCACCAGCACAAACAATTCGTATCGAACAAGCTCCTATTAAAATAACACCTGATACAAAGTAAGGTAAGAAAAATGAAAGAAGTGAAATGGTTTAAATTGTTTGCACTCGGACTAGGTGGAATTTTAGGTCTATCTCATATAGGTCTGATTGGTATCGCTACTCGAAAAGCAAGTGTACCAGTTATAAGTCCACCTGTAGGACCTTATACCTCATATGTTATTTCTGCAAATAAAGAAGGATATAAGTTAAGTTATACAGCGAACGATCCTAAGACTGCATATATCACTAAAGATATCAAGACTAAGGGTGGATTCTTAGGACTTGCTACAGAAACAACTAAGGTTGCAGAAGAATACTTCATGGATGGTCAAATTAATCAAGGTGGTGCTGTATCTAATCAAAGATCTTGGTTAGATCAGAAACCTGGTTTGACACAAGCACAGGCAGCAGAGATAAATGCTGCACGAAAAAGTGAAGCATGTATTGAAGCAATTGGTGCTGCAAAAGGAACAGGTAGATTAGTAGGTACTAGTGTTGGTGCTGCTGCTGCTCCTGCAGTTTCTTCTATTCCCTTTGTTGGTTGGGTTGCTTCTGGTTGGGTAGCAATGTTTGGTGGTGAACAAGGTGCTGAATTAGGTGGTAATTTGGCTGAGGATCTTAATAAAAATTGTTAATTAAATTATGCCATACAAAAAAAAGAAGAGAAATATTTTCTGGCACATTGAACAGAAATTAGATGATGTTGCGATGTGGCACAAAAAAATTATTCGAAAAGTTAGAAAGTGGTTGAACTTAACTGACTATAAATTACTTTGGTTGTCTTTTGGGGAAGGATTATTGTTAGGGATTGCACTTGTAGTCCTTATAGGGTGAGGGAACCGACACATTAATGCGTAATTATACCTAGTTGCTATACTAAATAGTAGCGTACTGGAGTTGAAACTATCATGTCCCACTACACACTAGGTTATTACGACCAACAAAACGAATGTCACGAAATGTGTGAATATGCGGAAGACGCATTTGAAGCAGTAAAATTTGCAAGAGAGGATGTGCCCTATCTACAGGTACATCCTTTTTCTTTGCATATGATAAGGGAGGTTAAATGAAAGACTTACCTATCACATCAACCTTACTTATCTTTACTACCATAGGCACAGCACTATGGTTTTACCCACAATATGCTTGGGCACATCCTATATTTGTATGAAACAATTTAACACATGGGTATTAGATACCACAATCTACATCCTTGATTTTCTCTATCGAGGTAGAGAATTTCAAAGGTTCTGGGTGCTTGAAGTAATTGCAAGAGCACCTTATTTTGCTTTTATATCTGTGTTACATTTTCGTGAATCACTTGGATTACGAGGTGAGGAACATATATACTTGATGAAAGAACACTTCTATCAGGCACTCAATGAAACGGAACACTTGGAAGAAATGGAACTTAGGGAAGGAAATAAGTATTGGATCGATAGGTTCTTTGCCAAGCATCTTGTTTTATTTTATTTTTGGGTCATGGTTGGCTACTATTTTATTGATCCTATTAACGCTTACGACATCAATATGAAGATCGAAAAACATGCGTTTGAGACCTATGTAAAATATAGTGCATGGCATCCAGAAGATAAGAAGATAGCAGAGATTGCGGAAGATGAATATCAGCATTCCAAAGAATTACAAAAGGCAATGTTAATGATCGCATAGATAATACTAATCACAGTCATTAGTTTATGTTATCTACCAATTACCGTTTAAGATTAGAAGCAATCTGTAAAGACATCGCATCAGGAACAGAAGTCAGTATGAGTGATATGATATGGGCACAAAAATTAGCAAAAGCAAATACAAGTGCTAGAGGTATGTTGAGTCAAGCAAGAAGATTGGCGACAGATTCAGATGGATCTTGTCTTAAGTATTTGGATATTGGAAATCCAAATACAAATAAAAAAGGATTTAATGGTGCAGATGATATCGCAGATTGGTTTAAGAATGATAAATCTGATGATTGGAGACAACGAGATTGATTGTTTGGAGCATTATATGGATGATCGTCATACTCTTGATTTCTGTATCAATTATGATATACTATATAATGAGATACGATCATTTCTTTCCAAATGAATAAGGTATACATACCTTTACTATTATCATTAACCATGTGTGCACCTGCACCAGTAACTCCACCTGCGGAAGCAATTCCACAAGAAAAGATGGAGATGATATGGGAAGCATTAGAATATGTAAAAGAATATGAGGTTTTACAGAATCGAACAGAACCAGATGATGCTATAAATAATGCACTAGATAATTTTTGGGAGGAAGAAAATGGGAGCAATGACCCCACCGAGTCGGAAGAGTTGTTACAACTTTCGAGTGACGGAGATTAATCGTGTTGTTGACGGGGATACTATTGATGTCACCATTGATCTTGGGTTTGATTTATACAAGAAAGAAAGAGTTAGAATTGCAGGAGTTGATACACCAGAGAAGAGAACAAGAAACTTGGAAGAGAAGGCACTGGGAATAGATGCCACTAATTGGATGAAAGAAAATTTAGAGGGAGCTATCGATGGAGATGATGAACTCATTATTCGAACTGAACTCAAAGGTGGCATGGGTAAGTATGGTAGGCTTCTTGGTTGGTTATATATTGGCGATGATGATATATCACTCAATGAAAAAATGATTGTTCAAGGATATGCTTGGGAATATGATGGTGGCACAAAGAAAAAAGATTTTGAAGAACTCAGAGAGATTCGTAGATCATTTGGTACAATGAATGAAGGGTAAAAGTAGAAAAACACAAGTCATCAATCTGATAAGATTCGTTATCTTTTTTCAATTAACAATAGTAGGAGCGACTATAATTGGTTGCTTTGTTGCTAAGTCGAATAAATGTGTAGAGGCAGACAAACAACACATTGCCAATATGATGACTGTTATAACTACTTCTACATTCGCACTATACGCAGCAGAAAAATGAAAAACATTCCAGTTCCAATCATCACATTCTTAGTGGCACAATTAGGTGGTGCTATATGGTGGGGTGCTCAGATAGATCACAAGGTAAGACTTGTAGAGGAGAATCGTAGATATATTCAAGAGGTTGTTATACCATCCTATGAAATTAGTGATAGTTGGAATAATCCACACTATAATAACTGGTTAAAAGCAGGTGGTTGGAAAGACTGATATATAGTAAACGATATTAAGTAAAATTATGTTACAAAAAATAGTAAATGGAATCGCTATCGCAAGTGGTGTTGTATCTATCACCGTCGTTGGTATTGCTGGTTATGTATATATTCGCAAGGATGCGATTATCGAAAATGTCAAAAGTAAAGTAATGAAATCAGTATTACCAGGTGGAATTGGTGGTGCACTTGGTGGAGGACTAGGTTTACCTTCCCCATCATCTAAAGTACCATCATCACCTGAAGTGCCATCATTACCAATACCAAGTCCTTTTTAATATGAAAACAACAGAATCTCATGAACAACTCTTACAACGATTTTCGAAAAGAGTTACACAGTTAGAAGCAGAGCAAGCAAAACTTGACCCTGCTTATGAAAGATGGATCGAGTTAGATAAACAACTTGAAAGGTTACAAGGTTCTATACAAGTTGCTGAATATCTTGCTTATGGAAAACTACCTCATGATGGAAATCATGATGGTATGAGAGATCATAAACCAAAAGATAATGTCCATACTCAAATTCAATACCATGATCATGAGTTAGAAGACTAATGGATATACAAAAGATTGCTGTCGGTGTATGTGCGGTTGGAACTGCTTGTGTAGTTGGTGGCACTGCTGTGGTTGATCAGGTCACTAATGGATCTGTAAAAAGAAGAGACGCTACTGTTGAAGCAATTGTTGAGGAACTTAAACCTTTCATTAAGGAACAGATTAAACTAAGTTTCCCACCATCCACAGGTGGAGTGATTGGATCACAGCAACCTCAACTTGATTATCGGAAAGAAGTAAATGGATCCAATCGAAGAAATTAATATACGGGAGGTGGGAACTCCATCTTGGATGTATACCACTCCTTCTGTTCCTGATAATTATGTACCTGTAACTATTAATTTAGGTTTCCCCGTTGTGGATTTACCAGGTTGTGTTGAATATCATCAAGATAATAAAAAAGATTATTCAAAAACACCCTTAGATAGAGATTTGGTTAATGATGATGAAGATGGCACGACAATATTATGTCCGCACGGGCAGTATCCATCATATAATACAATTAACTATGAACCAGAACAACTTACACCTGTAATTGCAACACCTCCCCCAAAAATTAATACAAAAGAGGAAGAAAAGAAAAAAGAGGAAGAAGAATCATCTGCAGAACCACTTGGCATACCAAACACATCAATTCCCACTATCCCCACAAATGAAATAGAGTGTCCTGCACCAGGTCAACCAAGAGTCGGTGATTTAACTGCGAGTGGAGATGAAAAAGTTATTGGACATGAAGTTCAAAATAATGTATGTGTAGTATTATATGAACCTACTACTGTTGTTGAGAAATATTTACCTTCTTCTCAGTTGGTTACCTCAACTGCAGGAATCGCAGTTGTCGCAACTACATCTGCTCTACTTGCAAAACCTTTAGCTGATGTGCTTTTGAAAGTTGTGAAACCTGTAGTGAAGAAGTTAATTACTTCACTAAAAAAGAAATTTGGTTCTGAAACGAAGAGACCTACTCTGGCAGAGGTAAGAACTGATAAGTATCGTGAAAAGAAAGGACTTCCACCACTCAAAAAGAAGTGAAGAAGAAAAAGAAATGTAAGAAATGGAAATGCCCGAAATATAAAGGAAAAAAATGTAACTGTGGTAGATTACTTCGTTCTTCCAATTGATATTGTTCTTAATGTACTAGCATCACCCATTGGTACTACTGTTACTTTCTCTGGTTTTGGAGTGATTTGATGGTTATGTGGAGCAACAACTCCAACAGGATTAACTAACATCACATCAGCACATACACTATGATATGGTGACTTTGGATGGAATACGATACCCTGTTTTTTCAATTCCCCGCAATTTTTTAATCTAGCTATCTCAAAATCTAATCTTTTATTTGCAGTTTGTTGGTTCATGTAATCTATATTTGCCTGTGCTGCTTGTTTACATTGCTCTTGTAGTTTCTTATCTAATGGTCGTGACCAAGTGGCAGAAAAACCTAATGATAAAGTGTAATTATCTTTCTGTCCTGTTCTTGTAGGAATTTCATATAAAATTTGACCAGGATTATCTGGGATACTATCTCCATCACTATCTGCATTATTGAATACTGGATCCATAAAGATCGATTCAAAAGGTTTTTTATATGTGACATTTCCATTTGCATAGGGAGTAAGGTTCATGGTAGGACCTTGACATGCTATGCCATTTCCGTATTGATTTGTTATATATGGACCTTGCAACACCTGAATTGCCTGGTTGGTCACTGAGCCTGAACTATTCGCAATCGGGTTTGCAGTCGCACTTACACCACCCACATCAGTCGCAAATGAAGGCGATGCTGTTCCTAATGTGAGACTCAACGCAATCAGTTTGAGAATGTGCTGGTTGTGTTTGTGACACTTTCTATTTCTGTAGTCCTTTGTATTATTGTCTGCGTCTTTAATCCTGGTCCAGAATAACTTTCGGTAAATTGAAAGCTTCCTGCCCCGTTTGTTGAAACCGTGAAGTTTGGTTTTGTATTTAGATCTAACCCCGTCCATGTAGAAGTCACTCCTTCAATAGTATTTTCAGTCGTCAAATTCGCTGTTGGCGATAATGATGTTCCATCCATGTTTACATTTGTACCAGTTACCACATATTGATAACCAGTATCATAATTCATGGAATTTATAGTTTCAGTTATTGTGCTTGTGGTTTCCGTCGTGGAAGTCATCGCACCCTGGGTAAAGTTAGGGACCACTGGCACAGCAGTCGCAGTCCTTGCACTCGCAAGGACACATGCAACCACAGTCAGGACACATATCTTTTTCATTATACATTATAGCACAAACTAGTTAATAGTCAATTCTGAAACGAATTGTCCAGTCGCATCAGTACCAGCTCCACCAGCTGTTATTGTCATTACACCCGCAGATGTAATTGTTCCAGCAAGTGTACCTGCGACACCACCACTTATTGTTGTAACCTCACCGTATGCTGGCATGTCAGCTACGATACCAGATGAGACATCAACACCTGATCCAATAGCGTTTACCGCATCTCCTTGAGTCCAACTTTCAGTGAAACTGAACGCTGAGCCACTAGTGTTCATGTCATATGCACCTACATCAAGTGTAGCTGCTGCTGTCGCTGTCCCTGCAGTGAGTTTACCAAAGTGATCATCAGCAGATGCTACTTTAATATTGTTTCCAGATACAGAATAGGTTGATCCGATTCTTGTTGCTGTTGTTGCTGCTGCGTCTACACTCAATTGTGTGCTTGTTGTCAATCTATGAACCAAGTCTGCCTTGGCTGGTGCGAATGCTGCACCTGTCAATAAAAGCATAACGATAGGTAAAAATTTTTTCATGCTTCGGGGGTAATATACCTATTTGCTATTTAGTAGTTAAATATTTACATATTATAACATTTAAAAAAGAGGCTTGACAACTGTATCAACATACACTATATTATATTTGTTGGACGCAACATGGGAGTGACTGAATAAACTTACTGGCAACCGCTGGTTAAGGTGATGAGACACAGGTGGTGCTGCTGCTCGC